TAAAAAGATTGAGATGAAACCTCTTAAGCCAAGGATGTTCTTTGACTGCAACCCTCCAGATAAGAACCATTGGACGTACAAGTTATTTGTGCAGCGCAGAGATCCAGAGACAGGAACCAACGTATACACTCCCGAGGATTACGCATACTTTCAGATCAATCCAAAGGACAACGTAGACAATCTTTCGGACGGATACTTGAAGACTTTGGAAGGATTGTCAGCCAGGCTCAGAAAACGATTCTTAGAAGGAGAGTTTACAGATGCTAACCCTAACCAATTATTTACTGACTTGTATTTTGATCGTTGGCGCACTCAAGAGGAAGACTTACCTGAGTTTGTTCGAGTGGTCGTTGGAGTTGACCCTAGTGGAGCAGGAGATTCTGACAATGCTGACAATGATGCAATTGGCATTATCGTAGGAGCTTTGGGGACGGATGGGAACGCATACTTACTTGAGGACTGCACAGTCAAAGCAGGGCCTGCAACTTGGGGCAAAGTGGCAACAAGTGCATACGACAGGCACAACGCAGACATATTGGTGGGTGAGAATAATTATGGTGGTGCAATGGTTGAAATGGTTATTCAAGCGTCTAGGCCAAGAACAAATTACAAGTCAGTCCTTGCCACTCGATCAAAGATGGTCAGGGCAGAGCCGTTTGCTCCACTTTACGAACAGGGAAAAATCAGGCACGTTGGAAGGTTCGCAGATTTAGAGGAAGAACTTGGAGGATTTAGCACCAATGGATACAATGGGAGCAAGTCTCCAAACCGAGCAGACGCTTGGATTTGGGTGCTAACCGAACTGTTTCCTGCAATTTTGCGATCAAAAGTTGAGAAAAAATCACAAAATGCACCGAAAAAACAGTTTAATTCTAATAATTCACCTGGATTTTGGATGTAAACATGGCAACAAACACCGAAGACGAAATTATCCGCAGAGCGCACGACAACTTCAAACATTGTTTGGACTGGGAACAAGCGTCCCGACAAAGTTTTAGAGAGGACATGAGATTTCTATTTGCCGACTCGGACAACCAGGATCAATGGGAGCCCGCGGTCAAGGCCAGACGCAGACTGAACACTCAGCCCATGATCACTATTAATAAGGTGCATACGCATTGGCTGCACGTTGTTAATAACCTAAAAGAAAACAAACCGTCTGTTAGCGTACATCCAACAGGAAATGAGGGAACTTATGAAGCTGCTGAAATATTTGAAGGATTGGTTCGTCACATTGAGTACATATCTAACGCAAAAACTGCTTACGATATGGCAGCGGAGCAACAAGTAGGTGGTGGAATAGGATATTGGACGGTCACAACCGCTTACGCAGACGATTCCACATTTGATCAAGAGATATACATTCGAGAAGTCCCAGACGCAATGAGCGTTTATCTTGATCCACACATTAAGAAAAGGGATGGTTCAGACGCTCGGTTTGGGTTTATCTATGAAGATATGCCAAGAGAAGTGTTTGAGATGAAGTACCCAGGTGAGTCCGTTCCTATGGCTTATTCGGGTGGAGCGCAGTCCTGGGTTACTAAGGATGTTGTTCGGTTGGCTACTTATTACGAACGTGAGAACAAAAAGGAATGGCTTTATTCAATCCCAAATGAAGACGGATCAATGAAGTTTGAGCGTCAATCAGATATGACTAAAGAAGAAGTCAAGATGCTGAATGAGGCTATTCGGATGGGTGCGGACATCGAGCGCAGGCGCATTGACAAGAATGTTATCCACAAGTATTTAATTGGTGGGAATAAGATTTTAGAGAAAGGAATTTGGGCAGGGAAGTACGTTCCAATCGTCCGAGTACCTGGTGAGGAAATGCAGATTGAGGGCAGATTAGACCGTAAGGGACTAGTCCGATACATGAAGGATGCACAAAGAGCGTACAACTACAACGCTTCAGCAGCCCTCGAATATGGTGCTCTACAGTCAAAATCTCCGTATTTAGCCCCAGTTGAGGCAATAGAGGGATTAGAAAACTATTGGGCAACGGCAAATACTGAGAATCACGCTTACTTAGCTTACAACCATGCGGATGAGAACGGCAATCCTATTCCTGCTCCAGCAAGGTCTCAGCCTCCCTCCTCTGCTCCTGTTTACATGGAAGGAATGCAAGTCGCTGAAAATGAAATGATGATGACTTCAGGCCAGTACCAACAGACTTTTGGGGCGCAAGGTCAAGAACTCTCTGGGGTTGCAATTGGCAAACGTCAATATCAAGGAGAAAGGGTAACTTACCACTTTCAAGACAATCAAAACATGGCTATCCAGTTCACAGGTAAGATTTTGATTGATCTAATTCCTAAGATATACGACACAAAACGGACTATTAGAATTTTGGGAGAAGATGGCACAGAGCAAGAGGTAATGATTGACCCAACTCTGAAAACGGCCTACAAACAAATGGAAGACAAGGAGGAGGCCAAAGTATCCACAATCTTTAATCCGTCCGTTGGTTCTTATGATGTAGTTGCAGAATCTGGTTCTAACTATGAAACTAGAAGACAAGAAGCATTTGCTGCAATGTCTCAAATGATTGGCCAACAACCGCAACTCGCACAGGTTATCGGTGATCTGTACATGGGTTCGGCTGACTTCCCTAATGCAGATAAGTTGCAGGAACGAATGAGAAACTGGATTCCTCCAGCTATCCTGGGGACTGGGCCAAGCGAACAGGAACAGGCTTTGATGCAACAACTCCAACAGTCTCAGCAAGTTATTGCTGCGCTGACTCAACAGGTTCAAGACAGGAAAGTAGATCAAGTCATGGAGAAACAGCGACTTGATATGGACGCTCTCAACCATTTGGCTATCAGATTGGAGAAAGAGCGAGACAGTTTAATTAGTGCATTCAAGGCTGAGACCGAAAGATTGAAGACACTTATTAAGGATGTGAACCCTACGCAACTGGGGGGAATTACTGACAAGATGGTTGGAGAGATCGAACAAGCCAAAAATCCTGCTCAAGACATTAACCCCGATTACATAGACCCCTCACAATATTTGCAAAATGCTATCCCAACCATTACAGGATGAAAATGGAAACTACAGTTGAACAAAACGTAACTGAAGGAAATAACCAGGCTGACGCAACCAATGCCCCTCAGCAAACTCCAGAGCAAAAAGTTCCAGAGGCCAAAGACAACTCTTACCATGATCTACCCGAATGGGCTAGAAAACGGATGGGTGAACTAGCTGCAGCTAAGAATTCTGCTGCCGAACAACTCGCTGCACTCAAGGCACAAATGCAAAGTCAGCCAGAGCCTCAACAACAATATCAACCTCAAAATACTCAAAATATTGAGGAATTGGCTACTCAAATAGCTAACCAAAGGGTTCAAGAGCAGACATTCTTAAACAGAATGAATGAGATTGAAAAGAATGCCAAGGCTGAATTTGGTCAGGAATATGATCGGTCAGTCCAGAATTTACAGTTGGCTGGTGTTGGTGGGAATGATTTCTTGCACGCTTTGGCTGAAGTTCCAAACCCTGAGAAAGTAATTACTTACCTTGGGAAGTCCGAGAATGTCAATGACGCAATCAGGATTTCACAACTTAGTCCAATGCAACTTGGGATTGAATTGACCAAGTTATCGACTAAGGCAGCCAAAGAATTGTCCAAGCAAAAGTCTAGCGCACCTGCTCCAGTTGGGGAAGTGACTGGGGGTTCGTCTGCTCCAACAGGCGCAGGGGCTGAACCGCCCATGAGCGATACCGAAGCCTGGGTTGCATGGAGACGGGCAACTGCACGAAAAAAGCGTTGATAAATTAGATTTTTAGCATTAGAATGGTGTACAGGCAGAAGCGAGCCGTAAATCGTTGTGTTGGGCCGTAAAAGATAGTCTCCAGAGGCCAGGGGAAATTAGGAGTTTACCGAAAGGTAAGCAATTCATTTCTTTATTCGTCAAAGGAGGTAGTTCAACATGACTACTAGCAATTCACTTCTTACGATAAGTCAGATCACAAATGAAGCGGTCAGACTTTTCACCCAATCTAATGCTTTTCTAAGAACAGTTTCCCGCCAGTATGACGATCAATTTGCTCGTACAGGTGCGAAAACCGGTTCAACTTTGCGTATTCGTTTACCCAACGATTACACAGTATCAACTGGGCCTGCAATTACTCCTCAAGGTACTAACGAACAGAATACATCTTTGACTGTGGCAACACAAGCAAACGTACCTGTTTCTTTCGGTACTGCTGAGAAAACATTGTCACTCGATGACTTCTCCGAGCGTATTCTCGCTCCTGCGGTCAACCGTTTGGCAGCGTATGTTGCAGCAGACTTGATGAACGTAGCATCTCAATCAGCCAACATTTCACCAAACTTCTCAAGCGGTACAACCTTGGTAAGTCCAAATGCAACGACTTGGTTGACTGCAGGTTCTTCTTTAGATCAAAACTTGGCTCCAAGAATGGAACGCAAGATTATTCTTGATCCAGTCACTCAAGCTCGTACTGTTTCATCTTTGGCAGGTTTGTTCAATCCTCAAGTTAAAATTGCTGAGAACTATGAAACTGGTGTTATTACCAGAGATACTCTCGGATTTGACTGGATGTACGATCAAACTACTCTAGTTCACACAGTTGGTTCATTCTCAAGTGGTACTGTTAATGGTGCAAGCCAAACAGGAACAACATTGACTGTGAATGCAATTACTGGAACTTTGAACCAGGGTGACATCATCACAATCGCAGGTGTATACGCAATTAACCGTTTGACTGGTAACTCACAAGGCCAACTACGTCAATTCGTTGTTACTTCAAACGTAGCATCTGGCGCAACAAGCATTCCAATTTACCCTGCTATTACTCCTGCTCCAGCAGCGTTTAATACAGTAACTGCATCTCCTGCAAACTCTGCAGCGATCAGTTTGGTAATGGCTGCTTCTACAAGCTATCGTCAAAACATAGCTTACTTCCCAGAGGCTTTCACTTTAGCAACTGCTGACTTAGAAATGCCTACTGCTGGTGTTGTTCAGGCTGCTCGTGCACAGTTCGATGGAATCTCTTTAAGAATGATTGAGGCTTATGACGTAATGTCTGACTCCTTGATTACTCGTATGGATATTCTGTACGGATACGCTGCGATCCGTCCTGAGTGGTCTTGTATTGTTCCTGACATTGTTTAATGCCAATTGAACAATACTACAGGGGGAAGTTGGTTTCCCCTGTTTACACTTTTGTAGAGTTTCCCAAGTGGGTTACTGACTCGCTTGGGGAGCAGCATCTTGTTCAGACACCTGAAGAAGAAGCACAAGTTTTAATCGTTCCAGAGATAAAAGAAACTAAGAGGGGCAGACCAAAAAATGACTCAACCGCTGCCGACAACTCCCTCTGATCTAATCACTCAAGCGTTAAAAATAGCAAACGTCATTGGTGTTGGTCAGACTCCGAATGCAACTGACACCAATGATTGTTTCAATCAATTAAATATGATGTTGGCGCAATGGCAGCGCAGACGTTATATGGTTTATAACCTGGTAACTATTTCTAAGGTTGCTACAGGCCAAGTCTCTTATACCATTGGAACTGGAGGGGATTTCAATATCACTCGTCCAGTTAAACTCGAATCAGCGTTCTTTAGAATGCAATACGGTTCACCATTGCCAGTTGACTATCCATTAGAAGTCTTGAGGGCCAATGAGGACTACAACAGGATTTCAATTAAGAACCTGAACGCATTTCCTCAGTATATTTATTACAACACAGGTTATCCACTTGGCACAATTTACGTTTGGCCTGTACCTAATAATCAATATCAAATCTTTTTAACTGTAATGACTCAGTTGGAAGGATTCCAAACTATCAATGATGTTGTGACAATGCCTCCTGAGTATCTGGCTGCAATGCAATGGAACTTGTCTAGGATTATTTGTGTGATGTATGGACTACCAATCACTCCCGAGTTGACTGGGTATGCCGAAGCATCCATGAGAATTATTGAAGAAGTTAACTCTCAGATTCCTTTGTTACACATGCCAGTTGCTCTTAGGGGTAAGTCTGGTGCTTACAACATTTACGGAGACTTCTACGTTGGAAGTGCAGGATAATGGCAAAGGCAGCACTTGTCACAGGCGCATACCAAGCAAAGAGTGTTATTGCAGGGGCGCAAAGGTGTATTAATCTTTATTTAGAAAAGAACCCAGATACCTCGGTTTTTCCTTTTACGCATTATCCAACCCCAGGACTTACTTTACAAAGTTCAGTTTCTCAAAATCAATGGAGAGGGCTATATTTTGCAAGTAATAATATCCTTTATGGGGTTTGTAGCAATACTTTCTATTCAATTAGTTCTACTGGTATTTGTACTGTTATTGGGACTTTACTTTCATCTATTGGAACTGTTTCAATGGTTGATAATGAAGTCGATCTTTTGGTGGTTGATGGGTCTTCTATTGGGTATGATTACAATTTTGCATCAAACACATTCACACAATTACCCTCAAATTCAACAACAACTTTTTACGGATCAAATCAGGTCAATTATTTAGATGGATACTTTATTTGTAATCGTCCAGGTACAAATCAATGGTATATATCATTGATCAACTCAACCACTTTTGATCCAACTTATTACGCTGCAAAGGCTGGATATTCTGATTTACTGGTTGGGATTGGAGTTTCTCGCAGATACATTTATTTATTTGGTGAAGTAACTACAGAGATTTGGTACAACGCAGGGAATCCAACTTTCCCATTTCAAATATTACCAGGTTCGTTTATTCAGTATGGTTGTGCAGCTACTAATTCAATTGCTCAAGTCAACGGTGAAATATTTTGGGTTGCTCAAAGTCCTCAAGGTAATTGTTATATTACAAAAACTGAAAACTTTGGGGCGGTCAAAATTTCAACATTTGCAATTGATGCTGAACTTCAAACCTATTCAACTGTTTCAGATGCAATTGGATATACCTGGGAGATTAATGGACACTTCTTTTATGTAGTGACTTTTCCAACTGCGAACAAAACATGGGTTTTTGATCTATCTAACAATCAATGGCACGAATGGTTATGGACTGATACGAATGGTCAGTTTAATCGTCATCGGTCTAATTGTTTTGCTTTTGCTTATGGTGAATTATTTGTTGGTGATTGGCAAAATGGTAATTTATACACATTAGACCAAAGTAATTACACAGACAATGGAGAACCAATTGTAAGAACAAGAAGTTTCTATCATGCTGAAGATGATAATTCAGACAGGATCAGATACAAGCAATTTATTGCTGAAATGGAATCAGGTAATGGGCCTGCAACAGTTTATCTTTCTTGTTCGGATGATAGGGGTAAGACTTACGGTAATCCAGTTGGTCAAACAATGGGAACGACTGGGGAGTATTTAACTTCTATTTCCTGGTGGCGGTTGGGAATGGCTAGAGACCGTGTATTCCAACTTAGTTGGAGTGATCCAATTAAAACCGCATTGTCGGGGGCATTTGTTGACGCATTGCCTAATAGAAAATGACAACAGGATATTTAGCAGCACAAACACCACAGATTAACATTCCATTTCTTAACATAGATGGAACGGTTAGTCAGGTTTGGTTGTTATTTTTAATTCAATTATTTCAAAGGACTGGTGGGAATACAAGTCCAAGTTATACGCTTACACAAATTGAACAACTTGCATTATTAAATTTAAGTGTTGTTAATGCAAACGGATTTAATGGAATAGTTACAAGTGGTCAAAATGCTACTTTAACCATAGAAACAACGGTTACAGGCATAGTAAAGGGTAATGGGACTGCACTATCTGCAGCGACTCCAGGAGTCGATTATAGTATTATTGATTCAATTGCGTTAACTGTACCTCCTGCTTTATTGTCGGTCACTCCTAGTTCACTTAGTTCAAGCGGTACTTTTGCAATTAGTCTAACAACTCAGGCATCAAATACTTTATTGGCAGGGCCTATAACTGGGGTTGCTACAACACCAACTTTTAGGGGATTGGTTTCTACCGACATTCCTGCTTTAAATTATGTAAGTACATTAACAACGCAAGGAGCAAATCAAATACTCGCAGGACCGTCTAGTGGTGTTGGTGCTCCTCCTACTTTTAGGTCTCTTACAACCGCTGATATTCCTGCTTTGCCTTATGGAAGTGGTACTGTTACATCTGTTGGAATGTCTGTTCCTGCTTCTTTGTTGTCTGTATCTCCCTCAACAATCACGACTTCAGGCTCATTTGCACTCAGTTTAACAACTCAAACACCTGCACAGATATTTGCGTCTCCAATTTCTACGGTTGGAACTCCAAGTTTTAGATCATTGGTTACAAGTGACATACCTGCATTAAATTATGTAAGTAGCACAACAACCCAAGCAGCGCATCAAGTATTAGCAGGTATGTCA